GAGATATTGGAGGCTATATGCCGCTCAAAGTCGGCTCATCGCGCGAAACCATCAGCCAAAATATCGCCGAGTTGGTGCGCGCCGGCCATCCACAACAGCAGGCCAGCGCCATCGCCTACAAACAGGCGGGCAGATCCACATCCCAGCAGGACGAGCAGCCCAGCCGCTATTACTCTATCGCCCACCTCTCGGAGCACATCTCCGAGACGCCCGAGGGCTATCTAATCTGCGAGCGAGTGCCAATCACCCGCGCTGGCGAACTGGTCTATTCCCCTTCTGAGGTACCGGTGGACGCTGGCGCGGACGGCACTATTGTCGTCACGCGCACCATCGAGGACATCCGAGATCTGGAGACCATCGCCAGTTTCGAGGGCAAGCCGATCACGCTTACCCACCCGGACGATTTTGTGACGCCGGAGAACTGGCGCGCGTTGGCCATCGGGGTGGTGCAAAACGTTCGACCCGGCGAGGGCGACCTCGCGGAAACGCTGCTGGCCGATCTGCTCATCACCGACATGGAGGCCATTCAGGCGGTTCGTGAACGGCGACTCCGCGAGGTGTCCTGCGGCTACGAGGCCGAATATCTACAGATAGAGCCCGGCGTGGGCCGGCAGAGAAATATCCGAGGCAATCATGTCGCTTTGGTCCCCTCCGGTCGGTGCGGGGCCGAGTGCGCAATTTTCGATCATGCCCCCGAGGGGGCGGGAGGTGATATGATGGACTCCAACCAGGGCAAGACCACCAACAAGGCCACCGACAAGGCCACCCTCAAGGAGCGCATCCTGCGAATCTTGGGGCACTCGCTCGACCAGGCCATGGAAGAGCCGCCGCCGGACAAGCAGGAGCCCTCCAAGGATCAGGAGCCCAACCTGGAAGCCGTGCTCGCCTCCATCATGGAGAGGTTGGACAAAATCGAGGCCGCCATGGCCGGTCAGAGCATCAACCAGGATGAGACTGAACCCGACATGGGCAACGACATGGCCACCGGCAACGGCGAGGGTGAAGTGGTGGAGGTCCTCGCCCAGGCCATTGCGGCACTGGCCGGCAACGAGCCCGACGCCAAGTCGGAGACGGTCACTGTGGATGCCGCCACCATGGCTCGCGCCGAAATCCTGGCCCCAGGCATCCCCAAGGGCGAGGACTTGCAGGGCCGGGCTCTGCGGCAGGCCCACGCCACGGCGGACGGCAAGCGGGTGATCGACGGCCTGCTGTGCGGCAAGGACATGGCTACGCTGGGCGATGCCGAGAGGGACATCCTCTTCGTGGCCGCCGCCCAGGGCATGGCGGCCGTGCGCCGGAGTCAGCAGCGCTCTAGCGACAGTGCCATGCGCGATGCTCTATCGCATCTGCACTCGGGGCCGGTGGACGCCACCAAGCTCAACGAGATCAACGCCAAGCACTACGCGGCTGCGCGCCGCTAAAGGAGTAGACATGACCAGTTTCCTCTTCAGCACTCCCGCTGGTGTGCCGGGTGACATCACCCGCCAGCAGTACACCATCGTCGAGTCCGGCCTTCTCAACCAGGCCAAGGTGCCTACGGCCTTCGGCGCGCCGGTCAAACTCGTGCTCGGGCGCTTTGAGGCCATCGAGGCTGCCGACACCGCAGCCGACTTCGCCGGCATCCTGAGCCGCCTGGCTCCCAGCATCGGGGGGGCCATCGACGGCGTTTTCGGGCCCGGCACGCCCAACCCGGACGCCACCCAGGGCATCATCGTCAAAGGCTATTGCAACGTGCGCTGCGCGATCGGCACTCCCGTGCGCGGGGCCCCCGTCTACATGAGGGTGGTCCCCGACACGGGCAAACTCGTGGGCGACCTGGAGGCCACTGCCGACGGCGTCAACAACGTCCTGCTGCCCGGCGTCACCTGGGCGGTGGATGGGGCGGACGCCGACAAGACCGCCGAAATCCGGTTCCTCTAAACCGCGTAGGAGAGGATTAAGATCATGCGACATGACATCTTCCACATCCAGGACGCCATCCAGTCGCCTCCGAAATTCCGGGGTGGTGCTGGCCGTCGGCTTCGGTTTATGGACGCTCCCAACCACCGCTTCCTGGACTCGACGCTGGCCTTCTTCGTCAACCAACTTAACAATCTGGACCCAAGGCTCTACGAGCCTCTCTACGCCGTCACCTGGGGCCGCGACATCAAGCTGCGGCCCGGCATCACCCTGGCCAACGAGAGCACGAGCTTTCTGAGGTCGACCATCGGCGGCGTGGGAGGCCAGTCCGCCACGGGAAAGCCCTGGCTGGCCATCGACGGCAACACCCTGGCCGGCGTCTCCATCGACGGTGAGCAGATCACCACGCCCCTGCGGCCCCTGGGGCGCGAGGTCAGCTACACCAGCATCGAGATGGAGCGCTCGCAGCTGCTCAACCAGCCCATCGACGCGGCCAAATTCGACGCCCTCAACGTGCTCTACCAGATGAGCACCGATGAGATGGTCTACGTCGGCGATCTGGACGTGGGCGCGACCGGCCTGATCAACAGCCTCCTGGTGACGGCGGCTTCCGTGGCCCTGGGCGGTGGTGGGCAGACCTTCTGGTCCACCAAGACCCCGGACGAGATCCTGGCCGACGTCAACGAGATGATCACCGCCGCGTGGCTAGCCTCGGGGTACGCGATTTGCCCCAACAAGCTCCTGCTGCCCCCCACGCAGTACGGCTACATCGCGTCGCAAAAGGTCAGCGACGCCGGCAACGTGAGTATCCTCAAGTACTTGGAGGACAACTCCATCAGCCTGCGCGTCAACGGCTCCGCTCTGGACATTCAGCCGCTCAAGTGGCTGAGCGGAAGGGGTGCCGGCGCAACCGACCGGATGATGGCCTACACCAACGACCTCGACCGGGTGCGATTCCCGATGGTCCCCATCCGACGGGAGACCCCCTACTACCAGGGCATCCGCTTCAGCGCTCCCTACATCTGGGCCTACGGCGAGGTGGAGATCGTCTACCCGGAGACCCTGATCTACCGGGACGGCATCTAGGCCGTAAGGAGTGATTTTATGCGAGTAAGATTTCACCGCGCCGTCAGCATTAACGGCGTGCTGTATCGCATCGGCGAAGAGGCCGAGGTGGGGGCACCTGACTGGTTCGTTCGCGCGTTGATTAAGGACGGCCAGGCGACGAGGCTAGGCGACGAGCCCAAGCAAAAGCTTTCGATTCGCCCCCCCTCCAAGACCGATAAGCCGGCCGAGACTCCGAAGCCGGCCGACGACGAAGCGCAGGGCGACGAAAACGAGCCCATCAAGACAATCCATGACGTGTTCGCCGGCGACGAAGAGCAGGGCGAAGAAAACGAGCCCATCAAGCGTGGCCGTGGCCGGCCTCGCAAGGACGAGTAGTGGACATCGCTCAATTTCGCCAGGCCTTCCCGGAGTTTGCCGACGTGGCGCGTTATCCGGGAAGCCTGGTCTCTTTTTGGGCCGCCATCGCCGAGCAACTGGTGTCAGCCGATCGCTTTGGCGACCTGTGGACCCATGCGGTCAATCTCCACGTCGCGCATCACCTGGCCATGGCCATCGCCAACCAAGAGGCGGCAGAGCAGTGCGCCGTGCCCGGCGCCAAAAACATCATGGGAGGCGTAACCAGCAAGGCTGTTGGCTCTGTCAGCGTCTCCTACTCCGACAGCCTGGCCCAGGCGTCGGAGCAGAACGGCAGTCACTGGAACCTGACAACCTACGGCGTCCAGTACCTCAACCTGGCCAGGATGATCGGCCAGGGATGCGTGCAGATCGCATAACCATGGCGATTCCATCCACCGTCAAGATCGTCAAGGATGGCGTGGAAAAGTTGATGCTGTCTCTGGCTGCACTAGACCGCGATAGGGTACGGGTGGGAGTGCCCAGCAAAGCATCTGGTCGCCAGGATGAGGATTATCAGACCAACGCTGCGTTGGCCTACCTGCATGATCGCGGTTCGCCGGGTGGCAGAATCCCGGCCCGCCCGTTCCTCATTCCCGGCATCAGATCGGTTCAGGACAAGATTGATGCTGTCCTCGGGAAGGGCGCAAAAAACGCCCTGGACGGCAAGGGCAACGCAGAAGTCGAAAAATCCCTGACCCGGGCTGGACTGGTGGCCCAGGCCGGCATTAAGAAGTACATCGTGGCTGGAAATTTCAAACCCTTGAGCCCCGTCACCATCATCATGCGCCAGCTTGGTGGCTTTGCCGGCACTAAGCCGCTCATCAGGACCGGCCAGCTACTCAACAGCATCAACTACGTCATCAGGCGTAAGGGCCAAAGATGATGGCGAGACTGGACGTCTCCAGCATCCTGATGGACCCGGACTTCGCGGACCAGGCGACCTTAATCAGGCGGACGTCCTCCATCAATTCTTTTGGCGAGCACGTCTTGGCTGAGACCTCGACCGTGATCACCGCCGTGGTGCAGACTGGAGACCCCGAGATGCTGGCCCGGTTGCCGGATGGGGCCCGGCTCTCCGACACCATCCAGGTTTGGTATCGCGGACTGCTTCAAGCCGCGCAGCCCGGCGGGTATGCCGATGTGATACTCTGGAGAGGCAAGCGGTACCAGGTGCACAGCGTGATCGAGGACTTCGTCAACTACGGGGCAGGATTCACCTCGGCTATTTGCCTCCTGGAGCCGGTCAGTGTCTAACACCAGCGCCACGGGTGGATATCTGACGCCGGGAATGATTGCCCCTGACGAGGACCAAACGCTCAGGCGATTTTTGCAACGTCTTCTCTCGGGCGTCACCGGATTGGTCGGTGATATGGTTCGGCCAATGTGGCAGACCAATCCGCCCCCGGTTCCCGCGATCGACGTCAATTGGCTGGCTTTCAGTGTCGATAATCAGAGACCGGACGCCAATCCCTACCAGCGGCAGACTGACGACGATGGGATGCTGCTCGTCCGCCATGAGGATTTAGATCTCCGTTGCATTTTTTACGGGCCCAACTGCCAAAAAAATGCAAACCTGCTCAGGGACGGCCTCTATGTGGCGCAAAACCGAGAGAGACTTTTCCTGGCTGGAGTGGCGGTGGTCGGTGTCTCTGATACGATGCACGTGCCAGAGTTGATCAACGACCGCTATTTCGACCGGGCCGATATCACCATTTCGATGCGCCGGGAGATTCGGCGCGATTACCAGGTGCTGCATTTTCTTGGTGCCGCCGGCACGGTCGAGGCAAACCGAGAAGAAGCGTTAATCACCGAGGACTGGTCTACTCCAGCCCTAAGCGAATAGAGGGAGGTTGACATGGCCAATGGTCTCAACATCGGACGGCTGGTGCGAGTTGCGGTAAACCTCGCACCTCTGGCCGCTTCGCGCCGAGGCTTCGGGACGCTCCTGATCCTGGGCGACTCGGACGTTATCGACGGCCTCGAGAGGCTGCGAGTCTACACCGCCCTGGATGAGGTCGCCCAGGACTTCGGCCTTCTGGCTCCCGAGTACCTGGCTGCGGCCTTGTACTTCGGCCAGTCTCCCCGGCCCAATCAACTCATGATCGGGCGCTGGATGCGGACGGCTTCCACCGCCCTGCTGCGCGGTGGCATTCTCACCATCGCCGAGCAGGCCATGTCCGAGTGGACCACCATCATCGATGGGACGTTCACCATCACTGTGGACGGCGGTTCGCCCCAGAACGTGACCGACCTGGATTTCTCGCTCGAGACCACGCTTGACGGCGTGGCCGCTGTAATCACCGCCGGCATGGTGGGCGCGGTCTGTACCTGGACCGGCTCGCGTTTCGAGATCCGCAGCGTGAGCACCGGTGCCACCGCAAGCCTCAGCTATGCCGAGCACCTGGCCGGCGGCACGGCGTTGGAAGACAAGATCAAGTGCAGCGCGACCACCGCAACGTCCTTGGTGCAGGGCTACGACGCCGAGGCCCCCGATTACGCCGTGGACGTCCTGGCCGAGAAGTCGGCGGTCTGGTACGGCGTGACATTCGCGGCTGCCACTATGCCCACGCCGGTGCAGCTTGTTGCCGTGGGCACCTACATCGAGAGCCTGCTGCTGAGCCGCATCCTGGGCGTGACGGAGACGGATACCAGGGTGCTGGACTCGACCTATGACGCCGACCTGGCGAGCGTCTTCAAGGCCCTGGGCTTCCGGCGTACCTGCGTCCAGTACAGCGCCAACCCCTACGCCATTTGCTCGCTCATGGGACGCGCATTCTCGGTCAATTTCGCGGCCAACCGGTCCACGATCACGCTCATGTACAAGCAGGAGCCTGGCGTGGTGGCCGAGGGCATCACGGAGACCCAGGCCCAGACGCTCAAGGCCAAGCGTTGCAATGTCTTCGTCGCCTACCAAAACGACACGGCCATCATCCAATACGGCGTGATGAGCGGGGATGCCTATTTCGACGAGGTCCACGGGCTGGACTGGTTCACCGACGCCCTGCAAAACGCGGAGTACAACCTGCTCTACCAGAGCAAGACCAAAATCCCGCAGACCGACGCCGGGCAGAACCAGCTCGTCAACGTAGCCGCTAGCGTCTGCAATGAGGCCATCAACAATGGCCTTGTCGCGGCGGGCACCTGGAACGCCGACGGCTTTGGCCAGTTGGAGCGAGGCATGTTCCTGGGCCAGGGCTACTACATCTACACGCCGCCCATGGCCGCGCAGGACCAGGCCACCCGGGAGCAGCGCATCGCGCCGCCCATCCAGATCGCGCTCAAGCTGGCCGGCGCCATCCATGAACTAGACGTCCAGGTGGACGTCAACAGGTAGAGGGAGAGACCATGAGCACTTATTCTTTCCTGGATGTCGTCGCGGCCATTTCCGGTCCAGGCGGATCCATCAACCTGGCGGCGGGGGCTGGCGCGGCGGAAGAGGGCATCACCATCGAGCCAATCAACGACCAAAACGTCATGACCATCGGCGCGGACGGTGAGGGCATGCACAGCCTCTCGTCGGACTTCAGCGTCCGCGCCACGATTCGGCTGCTCAAGACGTCTCCAATCAACGCCCAGTTGCAGGCTCTGTACAACCAGCAGGTGCGCTCATCGATCCTGCACGGTCGAAACACGATCACCGTCCGCGACATTGCGCGGGGCGATGTCATCACTCTGGGTCAAGCCGCCTTCGCGCGCCGTCCAACCGTGACGTACGCCAAAGAGGGCGGAATCATGGAATGGACCTTCGACGCGATCAAATCCGATACCGTCCTTGGTGTCGGGACGCCGGAGATCTAGCCCATGGAAATCGAAATTGGCGGCAACCTTTATCGCCTGGGCCAGCTAAGCGCTCGGGAGCAGTTCCACGTCGTGCGCCGACTTGCTCCGGTGATCGGCGGTCTAGTCCCGGCGATGCAGGACAAGTCGGTCGGGGCCGAAAACCTGGTGGAGGCCCTGGGTCCGATTGCGGACGCCATCGCGCATATGAGCGACGAGGACGCCGACCGGTGCATATTCGGCCTCCTGCGCGCCGTCACCCGCAAGCAGCCAAAGGGGGCTGGCTGGAGCCCCATCACGACTCCTGGCGGTGGGACCCAAATTATGTTCGACGACATCACCATGGAGCACATGCTGCGCCTGGCCTGGGAGGTCCTCAAGCACAACCTCTCGGGTTTTTTCGCCGCGCTCCCCTCGACTTCTCCCGACGAGGCCCCGAAACCAAGCGCCACGTAACCTGGGTCTCGATGCCGAGCGGCGAGGACTGGCTTTTAAGGCCGGTGCTGCGGGGATTGTGCCGTTACGAGAGCATCATTGATGGGACTCTCACCCTCGCGGACGTGGCGGACCTCAACGACGCGCTGGACGTCCAGGACGAGAACGAGTATCGATATCACGATGCCATGAGGTAGCGGGTTACCACCTACTCGCCGGGATAGCCTAGCCCAAGACCATCGCCGCTTCTGGGGCAAACAATGGCCAACGCCGAAACCATCAAGGAATTTCTCGTCGGGCTCGGGTTCAATGTGGACCAGGGCTCGATGCGTAAATTCTCTGGGGCGATCAAGACCGCCACGGGAGCGGTTGTTGGCATTGGTGCGGCCCTGGTGGCCGGGACTGCCTTGGTGACCAGATTCGTGGACGCCATTGCCGGCGAGTTGGACACGCTCGAAAATCTGGCCATCAAGTCGAATGTGTCAGCTAAGGCCATTCTGGAACTCGGGTATGCCGCCTCGCTCACCAATTCGGACACCGATGCGGCGACCAGGTCCATCGAGTCCCTAAGCCGTGCCATCGGCGATGCCTCCCTGGGCCTGGGCGAGGGGGCGAAGACCTTCCAATTTTTGGGCATCCGCATCCGCGACGCCAGGGGTCAACTCAAAACCGCTGACGTGGTGATGCGCGAGGTTGGCAACCGGATTCGCCGGTTCCCGATGCTCCAAAAAATGAACTTCCTCCAGCGGCTGGGGATAGACCCATCCCTCGTCACGGCATTGACCGAGGATATCTCTGACCTGCGCGGGGAATTCAGGCAGGTTTTTTCGACGCTCGAAATAGACGCCGATAAGGCGGCTTCATCTGCCAAAAATTTCCGCAACTCCTTGAAACAGTTGCTTTTCGTCCTCGATGCGCTGAAAAAATTCACGGCGTTGAGGCTGATGGAGCCACTGCGACAGGGCATAGATCAACTGCGCCGGCTGATCCTTAACAACCTACCGCGCATGAAGGACATTTTGCTGGCAAGCGTGGGAATCATCGTCAAAATCGGCACGGCTTTTCTTGGCGTGTCTATAAGGATTGGCCAAGCAATCGGCAAATTGATCGACCATTTTGTCAGGATAAACAAGGCGACTGATGGCTGGGCTGGTTACATTCTGGCTGCCGCTGCCGCTTGGAAGGTACTCAATCTTTCTTTCATCACTTCGCCTGTAGGCATCATTTTGACACTAGCTACTATTCTAGCGGCTCTATTTGACGACTTCCTAATTTGGAAAGAGCGCGGCGAAAGTCTGTTTGACTGGAGTGCGGCCGAAGGCGGCATCAACGCAATCATCAATATAGTCAGGGCTTTCGCCGATATTTTCATGGCGAGTATCGGCAACGCGATCAATGCTCTACGCGCTATTGTTTTGTTCCTCGTCGGAGATTTTGAGGGTGCATGGCAAGCGTGGCTTGATCTGCTGGCGGGAGCCGACAGCTATTTCCAGGGGCTTTTTGACTTGTTCCGGGGGCTAATCGACTTTATCAAGTGGGTAGCCGCGTTACTGCTTGGCGACCTTTCCGGGGCGTGGAAGGCAATCGGTGATACAATTGATTCCGTGATCGGAGGCATCACCAAGGCCATAGATGAGACCAAAAAGTTCTTTGGGCTCAAGGGCGAGACCAAAACGCAATCTCCGATTGGTGGCGTGGATGTTGAGACGGGAGCACTTCGTCCAACGCCCAGAACCAATCTTGACTCCAACCTCCAGCGCTGGAGCGAGCAACTGCTCGAACTAGGGGGACCAACTGAGCCGTTGATGGCCCCTGCGCTCATTCCTCCGTCTCGCCCAGACAGCATCATCATGGGCAGGGACAAGGTCGACCAGTCAATCTCACAGCGCACTGAGATCATCGTGCAGGGAAGCGTCGATCCAGAGGCTACCGCCCGAGCCGTGGCCGATCAGCAGGCACGAGTCAACTTCAACCTGGCGCGCAACCTCGCCACCGTGACGAGGTAGTTCCCATGGCCAACGCCACCTTCTTGCCTAACCGCGCGATTGGCCCTTTTGCCGCCACGGTGACAATGGAAGAGGTCTCCAACGATGACCTGGAGATCACCAAGCATCCGATCCAACTTGGGGCATCGGTAACGGACCACGCCTTCAAGCAGCCAGTGACCGTCACGCTCAATGTGATGTTCTCCGCTGACGATGCTCCGCTCCACGAGACATACGGCAAGCTGCTGGACCTCCAGGCCCAACGGACGCCATTCGGCGTGGTCACAGGCAAGCGTGTCCTAAAAAACATGCTGATCAAGACGCTGTCCCAGACGACAGACGCCGCCACCGAGACGGTCCTGGCCATCAAGCTGGACCTGCAAGAGATCATTATCGTGTCTCTCAGCATCGTGGGAGTACCTGAGCGGTCCCGTCAGGCCAATCCTGGCGTGACCGGCGCAACCGAGCGCGCCGGGCGCAAGTCTCCGGTCCAGGCCACCGAGCCCCGCTCGCGCAGCGCCCTGTCGACGCTCTTTGGAGGCGGATAGCATCATGTACGTGGTCTATCGCATTCCACTTGAGCCCACCCCCCAGCGCTTTGACATTGAGCTTGGCGGCCGAGCGCTGACCATGGAGGTGCGTTGGAACCCGGAGATACCGGGCTGGATATTGGATATCTACGACGCGGACACGGATGCGCCCTTGATTTTGTGTCTACCACTTATCACGGGTATCGACATGCTGGCCCAGCACCGCTACTTGGGTCTGCCAGGATCTATAGTTGTCACAACCGACGGCGATGATTTAGCTGTTCCAACAGAGTATAATCTTGGTGGAGACTCTAATCTTTTCCACGTGATAGACCAATAATAGTGACCACTTACCAGTACATTCGCCGCTGTAAACTGACCATTGAAGGTGGTTTTGGCAACCTGGATTTGTCTGCTCTCCGCATCAAATTCAAGGTGCGAAAGTCTGATATCCAAACGCCTAATAACGCGGAAATCCGAGTTTATAATCTTTCCAAACCGACGGTAAATCAAATTCGCAAAGAGTTTACGCGCCTTACTTTACAGGCCGGGTATGAGTCAAACTTTGGCACAATCTTCACCGGCAACATCATGACTTTCTCTCGTGGCCGGGAGGGCGTCGACAGTTTCTTGGACATCGCGGCTGGCGATGGAGACGACGCATATAATTTCGCGGTCGTCAACGCCACCCTGGGCGCGGGGGCGACGCGGGAGAATCAAATCAATGCCGCAGCCCAGGCCCTGGCCGGCTATGGCGTCACCCCGGGCTACACGTCGGAGATTGACGACAAGACCGGTCTGCCGCGAGGCAAGGTCCTCTTCGGCATGGGCCGGGACTACCTGCGCCAATCCGCCGATGCCGCAGGCATGACATGGAGCATCCAGGACGCCCAACTCCGCTTTCTCAACCAGCAGGACTATCTACCCGGCAAAACCGTGGAACTCAATAATAAGACCGGCCTGATTGGCCTTCCGGAGTTGACCACGGAAGGCATCAAGGCAAAATGCCTGCTAAACCCTTTGCTCTCAGTCAGCGGACGGGTTAAGATCAACGAGGCTGACGTTGCCGACGCCAAGCTTCCTGGCATCGGACAGATAGTGGCATTCGGGCTAGGGGCCAGCATTGCGAGTGACGGCATTTATCGCCTGCTTCAGATTGACCACGTGGGCGACACGCGAGGCAACGACTGGTATAGCGATGTGACTTGTCTCAACCTCGGGGAGGTGGGATTTTGAGCCGGCCGCCTGACAGCCTAGACGACCTCGAAGAGGCCATTCGCCGCTCGGCCACCGCTCAGCAGGCCCAGCTTTGGACGGCACTGCCTGGCATAGTGACCGCCGTGGACCTCTATTCGCAGACGCTCAGCGTGCAACCAGCCATCCAGGCCAAGGTGACAGACGAAAAAGGAGACGTCCTCGACGTCAATTTGCCGTTGCTGGTGGACGTCCCCATCGTCTGGCCCAGGGCCGGTGGCTTTGCCCTGACGCTACCGGTAGCCGTGGATGACGAGATCCTTGTCATTTTCGCGTCCCGCTGTATTGACTCCTGGTGGCAGTCCGGTGGCATCGGCGCTCAGGCCGAACTACGGATGCACGACCTGAGCGATGGATTCGCCGTACTGGCTCCCACGAGCCAGGTCAAAAAATTATCAAATGTCAGTCCCACCAACGTTCAACTCCGAAATGAGGCCGGAGACACATTCCTGGAGATCAACCCAACTGGCCAGATCAAAATCTTGGCCACTACGAGCGTCGAGATTGAGGCTCCCAACATCGACATGCGAGCGCAGACCAGGATACTCCTAGATGCCCCGCAGGTAAGCATCGACGGGACGCTTTCCCAGTCCGGCGGTGCCATCAACCTCAACCCGACGCTGATGACGGTTAATGGTCCAGCCACGTTCAACTCGTTGTTGCGGGCGAACAGCGGATTGCTGGTCTACGGGGGCGCTGATCTTAATGGGGATGTGACTGTTTACGGCAACCAGCAAAACTACGGGGAGCTTAGAGTATCTGGGTATATTTATAGCGGAGCGATAAATCTGCGGCTACACCGCCATGGCGGACTGCCACAGGGTGCTCCGCCTGGAAGTTTCATTACCGGGATTCCGATCAACTGATGCGTTACCGCAAGCTAAGCGACCTCGGAGACATGACATTTGGGTCCGGCGGGATCAATTTCCACCGGGACTCGCCGGAGGGCGTGGCGCAGGCCGTTTGGACCAGGTTGCGGCTCTGGGCCGGCGAGTGGTTTCTGGATATCGACGAGGGGATGCCGTACCAGGATGCGGTCCTAGGCACGGGCACTAGGGAGACAATCGAGCCGGCCATGCGCCAACGCATCCTGGAGACGCAGGGCGTGTTGAGCATCGAGGAGTTTGCCCTGTCGATAGACCCCGAAAATCGCGTGGCATCTATTGAGGCGGTAATCAACACAGAGTTCGGTTCCACCGGTCTGGCGGAGGCGATCTAATGGCCATCGGCGACCTGATCTATGTAGACCCCGAGGGGATGCACTATCCGGATTATCCCACCGTCCTGGCGTATTTGCAGGATGAGTATCGTTCGATCTACGGCCAGGACGTCTACCTGGAGGCGGATTCGCAGGATGGCCAGTGGATCGCCGTGCTGGCTCTGTGCATCTACGAGATGGCGCTTATGGCCGCCGCTATCTACAATTCGTTTTCGCCGCTCACGGCCCAGGGCGACGCTCTCACCCGCAACGTCAAGATCAACGGCATCGCCAGGGCGGTCGCCACGTCCTCCACCGTTGACCTGCTGCTCACCGGCCAGATAGGCGTAACAATCAATAACGGCGTGGCCGAGGATACCCTCGGCCAAAAATGGCTCTTGCCGGCTAGCGTCACCATTCCGGCTGGAGGCTCGATCACGATCACGGCCACAGCCGAAAAAATAGGTTCCATCAATGCCGCGGCTTTCACCATCTCCAAGATCGCCACCCCTACCCTGGGGTGGCACACCGTCATCAACCTGGCGGTGGCGGTGACTGGTGCACCGGTGGAATCGGATGGGACCCTACGCGACCGCCAAGAGGTCTCCACGATGATCCCCAGTCTGTCTGTGATGGAGGGCATCGTGGGTGGTGTGGCGTCAGTGGCCGGCGTCCAAAAATATCGTGGCTACGAAAACGACACGAACATAACCGACCTTGAGGGCATCCCCGCGCACAGCATCGCCATCGTGGCACTTGGTGGCGACAGCACGGAAATCGCCCAGGCCATCGCCGCTAAAAAAACGGCGGGCACGGGTACCTACGGCACCACGTCCGTCATCGTCTATGACGATTACGGTGTGCCCAACACCATCAATTTTTTCCGCCCCATCTTGGCCATCATCAGCGTCCGCGTCACGATCATCACTAAAGCCGGCTACGTCAGTGGGACGGCGGACTTAATAAAGCAGGCGGTCGTGGACCATATCAATGCTTCGCAGATCGGAGATGACGTCTACGTCAGCCAGATCGCCGGCGCGGCCAACCTGAACTCCACAGACGAGGGGCGATCGTTCGACGTCTCTCTGATCGAAACTAAACTCGAGCCATCGCCCACTTGGGACACGACCAACATCATCCTGGGCTACATCGATCTGGCCACGAGTTACATCGCTAACGTAGAGATCGTGGCGACATGAGGACCACGGCTGATTATTTGGCATTGCTCACCAGTGCCCACCGGAACCGCCCAGACTTCCGGGCCTCGGTGGATGCGTCGGTTGATCCATTCGTCGGTGTCCGGGACGTGCTCTTTGGGCTCCTCCAGGAATTTGATCTTGACTCGGCGCTCGGTGTGCAGCTTGACGCCGTGGGCAGGTGGATTGGACTATCGCGCCGCGTTGCAATTCCTCTTGATGCCTTCTTCTTCTCGTGGGACGCTCTCCCGGAAACGGGCTGGGATGCGGGGATCTGGAGCGGGGGTGGGGTAGGCCCATCGGACGTCTTCGATCTCCCGGATGATCTCTATCGGGCGGTCTTGCGCGCCAAAATCCGCGCCAACAACTGGCGGGGCGATATTCCGGGAGCCTACGAGATCGCCATCTCGGCCTTCCCGGCGCTGGACGGTGGTAATATCCTGATCGAGGACCACCAGGACATGTCCATGACCGTCAGGATACAGGAGGCGTCCATTGTCCCCATCGAGGCGGCTATCATCACAGAGGGGTATTTGCCGCTCAAACCAGCCGGCGTAAAGGCTATCTACATTTTGGAGTAGACCATGGCCCTCAACGACATCTTGAGGTTCGCCGAGAGCGACATCGGTACCAACCTCCTGACCCAGGCTGAGTACCTGGCTGATGCCCAGCGCACCATCGGCCATCAGCCAGGCATCGCCAGGAGCAAACTGGAGAACAAGGCGCTTCGCCAGGCATCCGCCATGGTCGCCGGCTTGGCGCAGTTTCTGGCCGACAATCAGGCGACTGACATCAATGACAGTCTGACGCCGGCCCAGGTCTCCACCGCCTTGCTCGCGGCGGTGGGAGGGAGTCGGTTACCGAGTTCGAACGGGTGGTGGAAGCCCATCGGAGGGATGCTCATCCAGTGGTGCTACATCGAGTACATACCATCGATTAGCATCGGGGGAATTATCTCCTTTTCTCGCACCTGGCCAATTTCTTTCTCTGGTGTCCCTTTCGCCATCGTGACGGGCAAAAATGCCTTAAACACCTCGGAAAGCATGGAGAGCATCGAAAATATCTACTTTGCATCTAGCTCTGGTTTTTCCGGTCAGGCGGAACGAATTTATGGGGCGGGCGGACAGACAGTACCGATAAAACTGACGGTGGTGGCCATCGGTAATGCCATCGTATAAACTAGCGATATGCTAGGAGAACACGGAATGCTTAGATATTCTGCGTTGGCCAATGCTTTCTTCGAGATGGGAGGTTGCGTTGAGCGGGTTGGTGATTGAAAATTGGCCCCTGACGCGGCTTATCCCCTACGCCAGGAACCCCAGGCGCAACGACGACCAGGTGGAGCGCATGGCCGGGGCCATCCGGGAGTTCGGCTTTCGCATCCCGGTGGTGGCCAAATCCGACGGCACCGTGGTGGACGGCCATTTGCGACTCAAGGCCGCATACAAACTGGGTCTGGCCGAGATACCGGTAGTCCTGGCCGACGAACTGACCGACGCCCAGGTGAAGGCATTCAGGCTACTGGCCAATCGCTCGGCCAACTGGGCCACCTGGGACAACGAGCTTATGGCCATGGAGTTGGAAGAGCTTCAGGAAATGGCCTTCGACCTGAACCTGACGGGTTTCGATGTTGCCGAAATCGACTCCCTACTAGCCAAGCCGACCACTGAGGGTCTGACCGATCCCGACGAGATCCCCGATCCGCCGGCAGAACCCGCAAGCAAACCGGGTGATGTGTGGATTCTGGACCGCCATCGGCTCATGTGTGGCGACAGCACCAGCGCGGACGACGTGGGCAGATTGCTGGCCGGCGTCCGGCCGCACCTCATGGTCACCGACCCGCCCTATGGCGTCGAATATGATCCCGCCTGGCGCAACGAAGCGCTTTCAGGGCGAAAGACCAAGCGCACCGGCGTGGTCCTGAACGACGACCGCGCCGACTGGCGCGAGGCATGGACGCTCTTCCCCGGCGATGTGGCCTATGTCTGGCATGAGGCGCTGCACGCGACCACGGTCGCGGAAAGCCTTGTCGCCTGCGGCTTCGACATCCGCTCCCAGATCATCTGGGCCAAGGAGCGTCTGGTCCTCTCCAGGGGGCATTACCACTGGATGCACGAACCCTGCTGGTACGCGGTCAAGGGCAAGGCCCACTGGAACGGCGACCGTAAGCAGGTCACGATCTGGAACATCCCCCGTCCAGGGGCCAGGACGCCGACACTACCCACGGCACACAGAAGCCCGTCGAGTGCATGAAGCGGCCCATGGAGAACAACTCCAGTCCGGGCCAGACCGTGTACGAGCCCTTCTCTGGCTCCGGCACCAGCATCATCGCCGCCGAAATCACCGGCCGTTCATGTCTGGCCATGGAACTGAATCCCGCCTACGTAGACATGGCGATCAAGCGCTGGGAGGAATTCACCGGGAAAAAAGCCGTACTGGATGCGCGCGATGGCAGCTAGCGCATTTACGTCTGACTTGGTCGTCCCTGACCTGCGGGTGGAATACCGCCTGGTGGATGAACTGATCCCCTACGCTCGCAACGCCCGCACCCACGGGGAGGCCCAGATAGCCCAGATCGCCGGCAGCATTCGAGAATTTGGCTTCAACAATCCGGTGCTGGTGGACGGTGAGCGAGGCATCATCGCCGGCCATGGCCGGGTGCTGGCCGCCCGCAGGCTGGGGATGACCAGCGTGCCGGTCAACGTCACCAACTTCGGAACAAGCCCCATCGCATAAACTAGCAATATGCTAGGAGGACATGGAATGCTCAGATATTCTGCGTCGGCCAATGCCTTCTTCGAGACGGAAATCCACGGCGACGCTATTCCAGCGGATGCCATGGAAGTGTCACGTGAAACTTACGACGCCATCCAGGATAAACTGTCCAAAGGCGGCACACTGAAAAGTGGAAAGGCCGGCCGTCCAAGCGTCATCGCCCCCCCTGCGGTGGACGAAGAAAAGCGCCAACGCGAGATCGCCAAAGTCAAGGCCCGGGCCTACCTGAACGAAACGGATTGGTATATCATCCGAGAGATCGAGACGGGGCGGAAAGTCCCGGACGAAATAAAAGAGGCGAGAACCAAGGCACGAAAGGACCAAGAAAATGACGTGTGAGCCGATTCCAACCCCGAGTCTTCAACCCATCAAGCAGGGAGACTCTTTCCTGCTATCTTGCACC